CGGGTCTAGTGACTGTCGGGAGGTATTGTACCTTAAGGAAGCTAGTGCCTGTTGTAGGCTCAAATGCTACGTTCTCGTAGGCTATATCTGGGAGGTCTGATGTTACAGATAAGTGGCTCTCTAGTGCAGCCCGAATATCATTTTGAATACTAGCCATAGATGTTCCTTATCTGTGCAAAAACTTTATACCCAGCCCTTCTCCATGTTGGCCCACCGTTCTCTACATCAGAGGCATGAGGTGAGGCATTTCTAAGAGTTATTCTTGTGGTATTCTTTAGGTCAACCTTGCCTATATCTTTCATCAAATTAGAAAGACCTTCTTGTCTCATGGCCTGTGCGTTTTGATCTTTGGGTCTATTATCGGAAGACTTGCCCCTTGGGCGACCAGCACCGACAGAATAAGAGAATGAGGTAACATATGCACCAGTGTCAACAGGCGATAGATTAACGGCAGTCTGAGCTATCTCTACGAGTTGGTCAGAGACGTACTCTTCTACATACTCGTCAAGTATCTCCATCTTCTTGTAGAACGAGGAGTTAATCTTGAGTGACGCTTTCATGTCCCTACTCCCCTACGTCACAGATGTAACCTATAGCAGTACCAGCGGAAAATAACGACATGACAGAGATGATCTTAACTGTATCACCACTGCCAACGATAAGGTCATCAAAGTCAGGGACGGCAGCTAAGTCTAAGGCTGAGATAACACACTTACGAGTACCACGAACAACCTCATCATTACCTCCCGCAACACCTACGTTATAGTTGTAAAGGTATCCTTGAACACTATAGTCAGTAGTGGTAGAACTGTCTACTGTACCTGTAGCGGGATTATACGTTCCTGCTGTAGTAACCTTGCGGAGAGTAAGGGTTTCCCCAAAGTCTCTAACTAGGTTTAGCAAGTCAAAGGAGCGGAATGACATATCTTACTCCTTATTCGTATTCAGGTGTTTGATAGCTTGGTGGGTTCTTAAATCTGTCTCTACGGAAAGAGCCTTCGATACGGTTAGTGTTAGCTCGTACAGCTTCTATGCTACTCTTAGTGATGCCCCCAGCTATGACACCCACCGAAGCACCTGCGGTCTTACCTTGGTACTCTAGGTCATCTGCCAATGCTTTATATTGCTTGGCTAGATCAGAGTAATCAGCACTCAAGGCTCCACTTAATTGTGTCGTTACCTTACGAGAGTATCTAGCTGATATGACACGAGCAGCCCAAGCACCAGAGTAATATACGTTGTTGCCATTCTGAGATAAGGCGAAGGTAATCTCTTCGTTCTGTACCTGCTGGTCAACTACATCAGTATCTCCAACCAGAAGTCGTACTGTGTTGAGACGACCAGAGGCCGTGGTTGTGTCCAAGTCTGTAGGATCGTAAGACCATGCCATGTAAGTCGTCTCCGTTGTTATTAGTCAGCGAGAACTTTATCTCGTATTTCGTAGAAGTCCTCTGTAATCCACCGATTAACATTAAGGAAGCGACGGATTAAACCACGTTGCTTGTCGTCAATCTTGGACTTCTTGCACTTCTTAGCTTCAAACTCTGTCTTACTGGAGGTACGTTTATTTACCTCGACATTAAGTAGGTTAACTAAGGTCTCTAAGTCTTTACCAGCTAGTTCAGACAGTCGATCTCCAACTTTGTTCTGAACCTCTAGGTCTTTATTGTGGTGAATATAACCAGCGGCGTACAGAGTGGCGACCTTATCTTGATCTAGCCCTCTCTCTGCCCAGTTAAAGTGATCTCCACGTTTCCAATTCGTATTGTCTGCCATTAGTGGCATCTTGATAAAAACAGGCCAATCGACCTGCCAACCCAAGTATGTGGGGTGCATAGGGACTCTCCATTATATGAATACTGTTATGTTCTGTTATATATTGGGTTGTACCCCAAGCCGTAGCTCAGGGTACACCTTTAGTAGTATCGCTTAGGCGATTACGGCTGAGAAGAAGTAACCCAAGTCAGCGCCTGTGACTTTCATGTCATAGGACATCTTAACTTGGATGTGTTCTGCAACCTGTTGACGCTTGAGAGCATCGTCAGAGAAGGACTCAACGGTAACACCGAGGTTGTTTACGCCGGGAACTGAGTTCCATGCGAATGTCAGACCAGCGGCAGGGGTCATCAGACCTGATGCACGAGGTGTGTGTACCAACAGAGCGTTCTTACCACCGATGAAAGAGTTGCTTTCAGCAAGACCTTCAGCAGCACCGTTCTTAACAGCTTCCATGACGTAGAAGTTTTCTACTTCAAAGATTTCTGCCAGTTTAGCATCTGTAATCAAAGCTGTGTTTGATACAGTTGCGCCACCGTTCAAGCGGGCAAGGATGTCTGGGTGGTTAACCAAGATGTCACGAACTTCTTTACCAACAACCATTGTGTTTGGCTTGAAGCCACCTGATGCCAACTGCATGGTACGACGACCATTAGTTACGTCAGTGATTGGTGTTGAGTTAGTGTAGTCAGACCACAAGTTTGAAGGAGTTACGTCTGTAGTCCAGACGCCAGCCTTAAAGAATGTGTCAGCGAAACGCTCTTCACGGTCGATCAACAAACGAGTTGTCAATGTCTGTGCGCCAGCGGAACGGATTTCCAACATTGCGTCTTCGTTAGCGATAGTCTGCTCATCGAAGTCCATGCCGAGGCCATACACGTCAGCGTAGTAAGCATCGTTGGAGATTGCCATATCGATGCGGTTAACTTCTGTGCGTGGCGCAAGTTTCTTTACGTCACCAGAGCGGTTCATGTTCGCACGGTCATAGGTGTAGAACTTGTCAGACTGACGAGCAACGCCTACGGTTGGGAATACCTTGTCAGCGACAAAGTTAGTTTGTTCTTGTACATAGGCCAGTGTCAGATTAGACAACGGCTGGTCAATATGTACCTGAGATGGAGTCAATAGTGGCATTGTGTTATTCCTTAAATGCTAGATTAGGCGGCTGCGTTGCCACCTTGGATCATTTCGATTTCGATGATCTGACCGTCTACACCGTCTTCACGAGCGTATCCAAGAATTACATCACCAGTTGCTGCAAGCAAGGCTGTACCATCAGCGCCAGTTTGGATTTGGTCACCAGCGGTAATTGCACCACCAGCTTCTACCATGACTGAACCTGAGACACATACTGTTACTGCGTTACCAGCGGCAGCGCCAGCAAGGCATACGCCCATAGCGTTCTCACCAGCAGAATCAGCCAGATCAACTTGACCGTCAGCTTCCAGAGTTACGAATTTGAATTGTGCTGCGGAAAGGTCTTCCCCAGCGATAAAAGTGCGGTTATCACGAGACTGCATAACGGCCATTGTTATTCCCCTTTGTAGGATTTAGTGATGAGTGCTTTGCCTTCGTCGGTCTTAGCTACAGCAGCATAAGCCTTGGCGAACTCACTCTTTTTCAGTTGGTTTTCGTCCATGTAGGACTTTACGAGAGCATCCAGTTTGTCAGCAGAGGTAGCGAACTCACCGTCTACATCGGACTTACCAAATTCTTGCATGGAGGCTTCAAAAGCTGCATCAGCGGCCTTGAGCATTACCATAATTGCTTCATCTTCTGAGAATGATTTCAGAAGTGACTTAGCTGCACCAGCTTCAAAGTGTGGCAGAACTTCTTCTGCTTTCTTTGTCAACTCAATGTCAGCCTTTTCGATTTCACTTTCACGCTTGGCTACAGCAGCAGCTTCAAGTGCTTTCAGGACTGGGGCTGGGATGTCGCTCTTAGCTACCATCTCACCGTCGATGTCCATCATTTCCTCTTCCGCTTTCTTCTCAATTGAGTCGGCACGAATAACGTAACCGTTGTCAATCAGACCCTTGCGGAGATGTTCGTTCTCAGCAGTAAGACGATCAAAGTCAGCCTTAAGTGCCTCAACGTCAATTTCAGGAGACTCAGTAGCTTCAACTTCGGGGGCAGCTTTCTCAGCAACCTCTTCTGTTACAACTTCGTCAGCTTTTTCCATGTCGTAACCGAGAGCCTTCATAGCTTCGCCACGTCCACAACCTTTGTCGTCCATGTACGCCTTTACTTTGGCTTCCATTTCTTCGCTCATTTTTGTAAGTTCCTCTTCGGAATTGTCACGCTTGAAGAGTGAGACCATTGCTTGTGCATTGGCTGGACGATCCACTAGGGAAAGTTCTTCAAGGTGCAAGTTTTTCAGGAGATTAGGCAAGTTAGATTTCCTCCTTTATAGCACGTCCACCTATAGAGAACGCAGCGAGTTCACCAGATTTGACCATATCCCAAACGGTATCATCGAATACTTTGTAAG